TGCCCAAGGAGAGAAACGCTTCCTTGGCTTCACACTATTTATAAAAAAGTCATATTGCATCTTCTTTGGTAGATGCGGGTTCTTATTCATCTCATTGGAATAGAGCACAGTATCAGTGAAAGAACTGAGGCACCTGTTAATAATATAAGGAGGATACCCTCGCTCAGAATCAACGTCATCATCTAGAATACTTTTCTTTGATTGGTTAATTGAATAAAGATAGTCTTTCAGTTGATATGTCATAATTCATAGTTGGTTAAAACGAGTTCCTTACGAGCTGCTTGATCAGTATTATAACTTCCTACGCTCCTCATGGTATAGGTGTGTGCAAATTCAGCAGCTGTCCACCCATGAAAACGATCACGGATTAGTTGAGATGAATTGTAAGATACAAGTTGAGGACCAACAAACCGATCACAGACAGCAGAAAACCCATCATGATCAAACCCTTTATGCATGTTCCCCTTCTTACCATAGAGATTAGAACCAATCTCATAAGGAGGATCTAGATAAGTAAAGATGTCTTTGTTATCAGTAAAGAGTTCTTGATAGCGAAGATTAGTAATCTTCCATTTCTTGATCATCAAGGAATAGTCTGGGAGTTTATCAATGCCTCGCATTGAGAAATTACTTTCTGAAGCCTGCTTTGAGAAGGAGCTGGATTCAGTGAGACCAGAAAAAGAGCACTTGTTAACAATGTAAAAACTAACAGCACGAGATAGGTTGGATGTTTGATCATCGTTTACTTTCTCCTTAGCGTCTAGAAATAATAGTTTTGCTGATACTGGTTCTGGATGACGATTCTTAAGTTGCACAAGTTGATCACGCATCTCTCTACCATTTTCCTGGAGTTCTCTCCAGAAGTTATAGAGTGGTTCGTATAGATCATTCACCCAGATATCTAGGTTTGGGTAACGTTTGCCAATTTCAATAGCAACAGACCCACCACCCAAGAATGGTTCACGATACTCGCTTGCCTGGGAAAGGTCTGGGAGGAACCGGAACAGGTTTGCCAGCGCCCTGCTTTTGCCCCCTGGGTAGCGAAGGGGTGTCTTCAGAGATTTCAAAGTTTGGGGCATTGTATTTTAGGTATTCAAAAAACGTCATTTTTAATTCCTTCTCAGTCATACCGCAGTGCTTTGCTGCAGCAGGTAGGTTCATTGTAGCATAGAAAAGACCCTCGTGGGATTCTTTTACATTCTGCGGTGTGGTTTTATTCGGTTTCATTTGAATTCACAACTCATCATGATCTCAGTAAGACATGCCAACAGGTTGATCTCTTGATCGGGAACAATAGTAATGTCTTTCATATACTTGGCAATGATGAGAACAGCTTCAGGAATAGAAGCAGGTTTCAACACACCATACAAACTGTCATAGATCTTACGCATCACCATACTAGGATCGTTATCCAGATGCTGAACTACCCAGTTCTTTACATTAGTAAAGTCTTTTTTCTTCAAGGACGAAAGGAGAGTGTCCAGATTGACATCAGCAACATCCACAAGAATAGCAGACGTAATAGCACCAGTAGCGGCATAGCGTTGGCACTCATTAATAAGACGCCTCCAGTCAGGATAATAACGCTTAGTAATTTTAGCGAGAACTTTATCTTCATACTCAACATTCTCGTTAGTCAGAATAGTTTGGAGACGAGTAAAAAACTCACCTTGAAGTTGAGTAGACTGCTCAGGTTTGATCCTAAAATCTACTACCGTACAACGTGAGTGCAACGGTTCAATAATTTTATTGATAAAGTTGCAAGTAAAGATGAAACGACAGTTGCTATGAAACTCTTCTACAGCAGTCCTGAGGGACAGTTGCACGTCGCTAGTGGTGTTGTCTGCTTCGTCAATGATGACCACCTTGTGGGATGCTCCAGAGGTCAGAGAGACCGTAGTGGCAAACTGCCTCACACGGTTCCTCACAGTGTCTAGGAAGCGTCCTTCATCGGATCCATTGATCACGATGTAAGAGGCACCAATCTCCTCACACAGCGCCTTAGCGATGGTTGTCTTACCCACACCAGCAGTGCCACTCAGCAGCAGGTTGGGTAGTTCTCCCTGGTTGACAAAACCCTGAAACACTTCCTTGATACTAGCGGGAAGGATACAATCTTCAACAATACTTGGACGGTATTTCTCCACCCACAAAAACTCTTTACTCATTCTAATGGTCGCATAAATGATTTAGATATGATGTCATTGGCACTGAACATCATTTGCATATACTCCATACCTTTTTTTGGTTTGGTATGCTCACCACAGGTAAAGATATCGCAAACTGCCATACCTTTCTCTGGCCATGTGTGAATACTAATATGACTCTCTGCTAGCATCGCCACACAAGTTACACCTTGAGGATCAAACTTATGTGAGTTGATTGATAACAGAGTTGATTTACACTTTTTAGAAGCAGTGTAAATAATATCTCTGATAAACTCTTCGTCATTTAAAAGATCACGGTTACAATCTTTCAGAGTAAACAGAAGGTGCTTCACGCTGGCTCAAGGGCAATGTAGTAAGTCAAGTCAGTATTTACATTGGTCCACTCTGAAATAAGGTGTTGAGAGACTTTAACAGTGTAGTCGCCAGGAAGAAGACGAATGTTCTCAATTTTAAGATCAAGAGTATAGGTGCCAGTAGAGCAACCTGCCACAGTGATATCATAAGTATTACTGGTATCATTCTCTTTGTCCCGGAGGATAAGTTTAATCTCATCATGACCTTCAATTGATTGGAAGGTTAGATCAGGTAGACTATAAACAGCAGATGCTTTTTGTAGCGCAACAAGATCTTCACCAGTTAGATTAAACTGAAGATCAGCACCAGGAAATTTTACATTTTTTTCCGGAGCACCTTTGAGCGTAATTTCAGGATCAGAAAAATAATACTTAACAGACTGACGACCGCCACGGATGTTGACAAAATCGCCAGATGCGAATTCAAGCTGAGGATCGTGAAACAAAGAGATCCCAGAAAGAAACTGACTGAGATCATAAATTGCGAAGTCCACAGGAAATACTTCTTCACCAGTGAACTTTGCCAGAATGTTCTCTGCATTAGAGATGGTTCGTACAGTGCTTCCCTTACGGAAGACGATTGAGGAATTGATTGTACTGAAGTTTTTGAGAACATCTAGAGTTTTTTTAGATAGGATGACTTTACTCATTGATTGTAAGATTCGGTAATAGCAGTTTTGTCAGAGAAGTGGAGCAGCAGCAATGCGTAGTGAAGGATCTTAATGATATCACGACGGGCAGTTCCTTTTTTATCGTAACGAGAAGCATACTTTAGGATGTTGCTTCGGCAGAATGCCTCAGCATCACCCACTGCTTCAATCAAATCTAACGTTTGAATCTCGTCGTTGCCAGCAGAATAGTGTTGTCCATAGGTTCCAGAAATGTAATCACTTAACTCTTTTAGAAGAGCATCTTCATTGTATTTTTTCACGGTATGCATACGTAATCAATATCTTTATAATAGCACTCTTGACTTTCTCCGTCAAGGTTAATGACAGTAATAATATCACCTGCCACATTAGAAACTCTAGCAGCGCCTTGACCACTGATGTGGATGACACTGCCAATAAAGTTACAATCTCCCAGTTCAGGCATCTTCAGTTTCTCCATCAATTTCAACTCCAGCATCAATTTTATCATACAATTCAATAAAGGATTGTTTGGTTTCTTCATCAAAACGATTGACACAAACCTTGATCGCCTTCATACGATCACCCCAGATAGCATATGCTCGTACAATATGAACCAAACGACGGGTGCTGATCACTTCATCAATACCCCCGTCCTTGAAGGTGCGACGGATAATGTCTGCCCAGTTAGCAAGGTTAACACAAAATTCTTCATCATGCTTACCAACAGCAGCAGTAATACGAAGAAGAATTTTAGTTTCTACAGCAGGAGTAGGATACTCCTGCTCAAAGGTCAAGGCAAAACGCTCAAGGAAGGCTTCGTTGAGAACGTTAGTTCCAATAAAGCGACCGTCATCGCTGCCTTTACCTTTAGTATTTGCAGTTGCAATAACATTGAATCCAGATTTAGGGTTTACGTAACGACCAGTTTTCTTTAGGAAGACACCCTTACCTTCCAAAACAGATTGAAGGCATAAGATTTTATTAGATGCTAGGTCAACTTCGTCTAGAAGCAACACAGCTCCGCGTTCCAAAGCCTCAATGACTGGTCCGTTGTGCCAAACAGTTTCACCATTAACAAGACGAAACCCACCAATAAGATCATCTTCGTCAGTTTCAATGGTGATGTTCACACGAATGAGTTCCCTATTTAGGGAAGCACATGCTTGCTCTACCGAAAGAGTTTTACCATTACCAGACATACCAGTGATAAACACCGGATAAAATAATTTGGAACTGATAACTTTTTTCACATCAGTAAAGTTACCAAAAGGAACGAAGTTCTCATCCTTCATAGGAATAAGATTTTGTTCTACTGCAGGCATAGCAGCAGGTGCTTCGTAAGTTTGTTCTAGATGTTCCTGTACTGTAAGGTTCCAAGTGCCACGTTTAACATAGAAGTCCCGTAGACGCTTGGTAGCAGTAGCATAGGTTACACCAAAATAATCACATGCAGAAGTGACATGTTGTGCATTAATATCATTGCCATAATTTTCTGACAGATAAGAAGCAAGTTGTGATGTAGTAAGATCTGACT